GATATACGTGATAAAATAAAATGAAACTTAAAATTAATAGAGTAATAAAAAATTGGAATTTTGCTAATAAAATTTTTATTGAAAATAATAATTTTCAGGATAATGGTTTTGGTAGAAAATATAAAATACAAGATTCAGCTAACCATTGGGAAGACGCTTTTTTTGAATTTGGATTAAGACCAACTTCTATCGAACCAATATTTAAAAATTTTATAGGAAATCATTTTAAAGACGAGGCTTTTGTTCACCCTCACACAGACCCAGCACCAGAAGGGTTTGTCCACACTAGGTGTAATTTAATGTTAAAAAAACCAACAAGAGGCGGAAATCCTGTTATAGATGGCAAAGAAATTAATATTGAACAAAATGATTTATGGTTATGTTTAGCAAGTTTAGAAACACATTCTAGTACGCCTATTAAAGAAGGAGAAAGATTGGTTTTTTCTTTCGGTGGATTAGTTCCTATAGAACAAATAAATAAAATAATATTATGATAGACTACAATAAACCAACAGCTATGATGTTAGGAAGATGGCAACCTTGGCATCAAGGACATCAAATGTTATTTGAACAAACTTTAGAAAAAACTGGGCAAGTTATTATTATGGTGCGGGATACTCCAAGAGATGATAATAATCCTTTTGATTTTGAGACAGTGAAGAAAAAAATAGAACAAGCTTTAGTTAATTATCAAGGTAAATTTGATATTATATTAGTCCCTAATATTACCAATATATGCTATGGCAGAGGTGTAGGATATAAGATTGAAGAAATTATTCTACCAAAAGAAATACAAAATATATCAGCTACTGAAATAAGAAAAAATAGTATAATAAATAAATCTATATGATAATAATAGACCCTATTAAAGACGAAGAAAATTTTACACATAGCACTATTGTAACTTACCCAAAGACCACTCAAATCTCCCATGGTGTTTATGATAATGTAGTAGATATGATGAATATGACTACTATGATTAAAACAAACATTAAAGATAGAGGAGAAACAAATGTTAAAGGTGGTATGACTGATTGGACATTTTTTAATGATAAATCAGAATTTAATAGATTTCTAAATTACATAATTAAAAAACATCAAAACACAAATCCTTTATTTACAAAAGAAAAATGGTATACAAATAAACCAAAAATACAAGCGTGGGGAAATGAATTAGTAAAAGGAGAATATGTTAAAATGCACACACACAATTCTTATCATATTATTTTATATTTAACAGAAGGTAGTCCTCTTCTTGTACCAGAATTAAAAATAACTATCAAACCACAAGTTGGTTCTTATTATATATTTGAGCCATTTATTTTGCACGGGGTTCCAGAAGTAATAGATGATTCTACTAGATATAACCTAGTTGCAAATATTATAGAAAATCCCGATTGGGAAGTAAGTAAGAAAATTAACTCGGTAACATCAACCAAGAAGTCATAATATACTTTTCTCCTTGTAAAGGTGGATTTCCCCTATGTACATAAGGAAATGCAGCTGGCCAAATAACACATCTTCCTTTAACAGGTTTTGCACGAATAGATTGATGAAGAAATTCTGTTTCTCCTCCTTCTTCAACATCATTTAGATAAATAGTAAAAACCAAAGCTCTTTCTGAATTCTCTTTTCCACAACCATGTTCTAAATGCCAAACATGATACCCTTGAGTAGGCAATGTTTTTTGTATTTTTAAACTAGTGTATTTAAATCCATCTATACCATAGGAACTTAAAATACCTGTTGCATCTTGATAGTGCCTTAATGCCATATCAAAATTAACTAATAATGGTTTAAATTCTTCAAACCAAGTGTTTACATGGTCATTTAATGTAATTGCTTTATCATTTTTAAAATTTAAATTAGCGTTTTCAGATTGTAGTCTATCATACGCTTTGTTTAAGGTATTTTGTTTTTCAAAATATTGAATAGCTTTATCACATTCTATATCAGGAATATATCCATCATAAATGCCAATATGATGTTTTAATTCTACGTGTCTTTTTTTACTTTGTTCCATTTTCTATATCCCATTGTTTGTTTGCAAATTCATTATCCTCTTTAAAATGTGCATACTTACCATGTTGATCTACATAATGCATAAACACTTGAGCACAACCATCTCCTTCAAATGGTTTTCTGCCGTGCTCTAATTCACAACCTAGATATATTACAGCATCTCCTTCTTCCATTTCAATCCAGTTATTTTCCATATGTATGGGCCATGTTTCTGTTTGATGAATACATGCAGTTGCACTTATTTCACAAGAAGGTCTATCTTTATGATTTTCTAAAATAGATCCAAATTGATAGTATCTCCAAAATGCGTATGTTTTAAATAATTTTAAACCAGTTTCTTCTTCCATTCTAGAAAGTTTTAATTCTAATATAGTATTCATTAAAACATCTTTGTACCATGAAGGAGAAAAAGGTGACTGAGAATCTGTATCCCAATCTTCATTTAATTTATTAATACAATATTTTTTTAATAATGTTAGTTCTTCTTTAGAAAGAAAATTTTTTATTAATTTATATTTAAACTCTTTTATATTAGCCATGCTACTATACTATATCTAGTTCCTTTAGTGATTGGTTCTATTCGATGGGGATATTGAAAACTACTTGGAAACATAATACAAGTTGCTGTTTTGCATTTAATTCTTTTCATCTCTGTATTATCTTGATTATAAAAAATAAAATCTCCACCTTCATAGTTCTCATTTAAATTTAAAATAAAAGTAAGAGTTCGTTGTGTTTGTTCAGAGTGATCTGTGTGTATTTCATATTTTCCGCCTACTTCATATTTTAATAAATCTATTTGATTTAAAACACTTGTATTTAAATATGGAAATTTAAATTTATAATGAGAATAATGTTGTTTAATTATTTTATCTATATGTTTAAAAAAAATTTTATCGGATATATTGTTTCTGTTTAAAGCGTGCCCAAATACATTTCTAAAGTGTTCTGTATCCCCACCAAATGTGGGTAATTTATTAATTGCTTTTTTATCTATGTATTTTTTTATTAACTCAATAAAATCTTTATTGGTTAAGTTGTTTAATACAACTATTGCCTCTTCTAATTTCATACACTTTATAATTATAATAAAGTTATACTGTTTTTAAATAAATTGTCTAGATATAAGAACTATAGAGAAGAATAAGAAGTAGGTCTAGCACCTAATCTTGCAATTTTTTGTTCAGGTGTTTCGCCCTCTACATTATTATTATTGTCCCAATCAGATTGCAATTGAGTTAAATGTGCTGCGTCCCATTTGTTAATAAAATCATTAAAATCACCCAAATTAGCATCTGCATAGGTACTGTGTGGAGTACTATCTCTATATTCTACTTCATCTGTAGAAACAGAAGCACCATGTTGAATAGCCCAGATATTTGAAAACTTAGATTGAGACCAAAACGCATTATCATCAATTTTATAACCTGTTCCTGCTGCGTCTCCTTTTTGTTTGATAATTAATTTATCATCAAAAACTACTGTCCAATTTGAATTTGTTGCCATGTTTATTCCTTATGTTTTAATTATATACATTAATGTTAAATATGGTTGTAATACTGAGTTAGCATCTCCAGCAAAGTTAGCTGACATATTGTGTGCGTGACCTTGCCCTGAACCAGAAGCATCTGAATTTAATCCTGCACTAGGAGATGTTTGTGTTGGGTTTACGGCTTTTTGCCCCCCAGTATAAGCTGCTGAGTTTTTTAGGTTAGAAATTCCGTGGGAATGCGAAGCTAGTTGTGCTGTTGATAATGTAGCATTTGCTGTTGATCCTGCTACGTTTCCAGTGTTAGCAACTGTATTTGCTCCACCTGTACTTGCAAAAGCTTTATTGTTTGATTTATGAACTGCAACTCTATCTGTTAAATTTGGAAGATTAAAAGTAGTAGATCCATCACCTGCTCCATAAGTAGTTCCTATAACTGCAAATAAAGCAGCATAAGTGCTTCTTGAAACTGCTGCTCCAGCACATTCTAAAAATCCTGTTGGTGCAGTTGATT